ACCAGCATACAAGATCTATTGTTCTTAGAAAATCGTGATCGCAAGTATGATACCAGCATCTATACCATGCGAACTGTTTATCGTTTGAATGACAACGACTTTGATCTAACACAGTTTGGTTTGTTCCTAACTGGTGATACCATGTTTGCTGTGTTCCATTTAAATGACATGGTTGATACGATTGGTCGTAAGTTGATGGTAGGCGATGTCATGGAACTACCAAACTTAAAAGATTATTATCCGCTGGATGACGCTGTTCCGGCCGCACTTAAACGTTATTATGTGGTTAATGATGCTACCCGTGCCGCAGAAGGATTTGCTCCAACATGGTATCCACACCTATGGCGTGTTAAACTACAACCATTGGTAGACAGTCAAGAATACAAAGATATTATTAATAATATCACAGCTAGTGATAATACTACCAGTACATTAAGTGATGTCTTAAGTACCTATAACAAATATCTCGACATCAATGATGCTATCGTTGCACGTGCTGAAAGTGATGTTCCTAAAAGTGGATACGATATTACCAATTTATACACTGCTCCAGTCACCCAAGAAGGACAGCCAGGGGATCCGTTGGGTGTAACGGCCAGCTCAAATGCCAATGTTTCTAGCAATACCTATTCAAGTTCTAGCACAGTAAGCCCAAGTGATAAAGTCAAAGGTTACTTGACCAGTGATGCGTTCCCTCCAAACGGTGCTACGGTGGCCGCTGGTATAGCGTTCCCAACAAGTCCAGTGACTGGAGATTACTTCCTACGTTTAGATTATGTGCCTAATAGATTATTCCGTTATGATAGTCGCCGCTGGGTTAAAATTGAAGATGGTCTACGTACTAACCTTACACCAGGTGCTACTAATACTACTCAACGTAGCGGATTTATTAATAACACAGATGCTAACTATGCCAACGCATTGGTTTGGGACGCGATACGTATTTCATCTGGAGCATACACTCCTGCAGCTAACGCACAAACTAAAACATTTACGCTTGCTTCTAAACAGGTAGTTACCAAGACCGCATACAAGAGCACCTATGGTGTAAAAACAAAACTAAACAGCAAGATCATTACTAATACTATCGCTAACACAGCAGGAAATATATCATTTACAGTGTCTACAGCATTAAATACCAATGACGTATTAGAATATACAATTTATGCAAATGTCACTTATCAACGTCAAAGTTTAAGTGATGCATTAAGACCTTCGGCGGACAATTAATTATGGCGGCTCTTCAGCAGTATTTTTATGATGCTCAGATCGAGAGATTCCTAGCACAGTTTATTCGCATGCTTTCTGGATTCCAAGTTGAGTTTGGTCAGGACCGTGTAGGTAATACCACTCTACAGCGTGTGCCTATTTACTATGGTGATGGTAGTCGACAAGTAGCTGCTATTATCAATAACATGAGCGAAAATGCCATGCCTACTGTGCCTGCTATGACTGTGTATATCAATAATGTTACCTATGATCGAGACCGTGTACAGCAACCTGACTTCGTTGGTAAGATGAATATCCGTCAACGTTACTACAATGAGGACACACAAGAATACGAAGCACGCCAAGGCAATGCTTTTAGTATCGAAAGACTGATGCCTGTGCCTTACACATTGGAACTTAAATTAGATATCTGGACCAGCAACACCAAACAGAAATTGCAATTATTAGAACAGTTGATCGTGTTATTCAATCCAGCATTAGAAATACAATCAACAGACAACTACGTTGACTGGACCAGTTTGACCGCGGTGTATCTGGAAACGCCAAATTGGTCAAGTCGTAGTGTGCCGATCGGTACTGAAAATCCAATCGATGTAGCCACCTTAACGTTCAAACTGCCTGTGTGGATCAGTCCTCCGGCCAAGGTCAAAAAACTTGGTGTCATACAAAAGATCATCGCCAGCATACATGATGGTGAAGGCAATCTCAGCGAAGCTGTGTACAATGACACTAATTTACTGGGCATGCGTCAATATTTCACTCCATTAGATTATGGTGTGCTGTTGATTGGTAATACTCTTACATTATTAAAATATTCTGAATTTGAAGATCCACGCGACCCTCCAACTGAACTAGAACCAAAACACCCAGTTACCGAGACACCAGTCAAAGTCGGAACCAGAGATGTTTGGCGTAGTCTTATCAATGTCTACGGAGTGCTAGAAAATGGTACTAGCCAGGTAAGATTATCTACTGAAGATGGTATCACTGAAGTGGTTGGTACTGTGAGTTATCACCCTACTGATGATAGCCTATTGATATTCAATGCTGACATTGACACGTATCCAGCCAATACCTTAGATCCAATTGATGCTATCATTGATCCACGTAAGGTCACCGTAGATGCAAGTATCACCAGTCCAAGCACAAATACTAGATATCTATTGTTAAATGATGTTGGCAGTTTTACCAATGCTCCCGGTACTGGTCCTAGTGCTTGGCGAGGTACAGATGGTCAAGATCTAGTGGCTGGTGCCAATGATATCGTACAATTCAATGGGGTGTATTGGGCAGTGGTATTTGACAGCTCTGGTGCAACTAGTGTACAATATGTAAGTAATCTAAATACCGGAACTCAATATAAATGGAATCTCAATCAGTGGGTGAAAAGCTATCAAGGCGAATACAAAAACGGACTATGGACACTGGTCTTATAGAAGGTGTAGGTACATTCATCTATTGTACTTCAACTAAACGCTATTTGTTTTTACTAAGGAACAGCAGTAAATACAGCGGAACTTGGGGTGTGGTTGGTGGCAAGATCGAAGTCAATGAGCATATCTTAGAAAGTCTATTACGAGAAATCCAAGAAGAAATTGGCGGTACTATCAATGATCCCAAGATCATCCCCATAGAAAAATTTACCAGTGATAATGGTAATTTCGTCTATCATACTTTTATAGCACCTGTAGACAGCGAATTTATCCCAAAACTAAATGAAGAACATCGTGGTTATTGTTGGGTGCGTTTAGAAGATCACCCTAAACCATTACATCCCGGAGTTTGGCGTACGATTAATTTTGAAGCCGTGGCTAGCAAGATTAAAACGCTGGAAAGTATTTTATAAGTCTGCTTCTACTACCATGTCTCTGTGGCTGATCTGGCGGAAATTAGTGCAGGCCTTCCAAGAATCGTGTGTTTTATATCTACCGTTTGGGGTAACTAATACAAAATCTACATCATCATAGACTTGGAATAATTGTCTATAACTTTCTTCCCAATTATTACCTAGCATGTCAGAATTTTTACCTGCATACCCATGTGTACCTGCATAGACATTGCTGTTATAATTAGCTTCGTGTTGTCCTTCACATCCAACTAGATAGATTTTTTTATGCCCATCAAAGCAGGCTATATACGCAGCAGTTGCCCCAGCATCAGCATATGGATCACGCGGGATTAGGTAAAATTTCCTAGGAAATTCTAAACTGATATCAACGCGAGTATAAACGATATTATTTGCAGGATAACTAGTTTTTGATATTTCATCAGCAATGATTCTACTAGTAACTACTAAGAAATCTGGAGTATATTCTCTGTAAAAAGCATTACAAGCATAACTCTGTAGAGTGTCTGCCCCTAATAATCCGCTTTTCTTATTAAGAAGATGATTAACATTAAAATCGAGTCGGCTTTCACCGTTGCCAAATATCACAGCACGATTACTGATTTGATTATTGATAACGTTATTGGGCACGTGTTCTGTAGTGCCGATCCATTGGCCATCTTGCAGTACACGTTCCTGGATGATATCCTCACCTGTGTAGTTAGTTCTATACATCTTACCAGTTAATTTAAGCATTTATCTCGTCTTCTCTATTAAACAATGTATGTAGTCAATACTTTAATATTAGCATTTTGTGCACCTGTAGGTGTGTAGAACAATTTTACAGTACCACTGCTGATATTTGATTGGAACGTACCCGGTATTGTGCTGAGCACAGCATAGGTAGCTATGTTTGAAGTAGCATCATCATGAGATACTAAAAGTTCTGCCGCCGACACACCACCACCATTCACAACCTGTACCGTATATCTAGCAGTGGTAAACGCATTTACGCTAAAACTGTCTAGTTCTTTTAGATTGGCATCGGGTACATTTATAGCTGTCTGATCATAGACCGTTTTACCACGTAGTTGTAACCTGTCGCCTGTTTCATTACCAATGTTGATATTACCTGATGAATCACCCAATACTGTTAATTGACCGTTGATCACAACATCGTTAGTAAATGTTACCTTACCATTGGTACCATCAACACTTACACGTACTGTTGGACTACTCGTACCTGCTGTGATGTTAGCATACGGAACAGTAGCTACGTCAAACACATTAAATCCATTGCCACTGGCTAATTGTGAAACTGTTGATGTCGTAATGAATACACGGGCATCAACAACGTCACCTGTAGCTGGAGCTTCTGTAAATGTCAGTGTGGTACCTGATATCGAATAAGCAGTAGTTGGAATCTGTATGACACCGTTGATTGCTACCATGGTAGCGGCAGTTGTTGAGCTTGAACTTAATGTAAATGCTGTTTGTACGCCATTACCGCTGAATGAGTTGGTAGTAACGATAGTGAACACACTACCAGCGGCAGTGTAGGTACCTGGACTACCTGCTTCTGTACAAAATTCCAAATTGGTTGTAGTTGTATTAAATCTTAACATACCAACAAGATCAACGTTGCCTGTAGACCCTGGACGCAGTGCTGAGGTACCAGTTGGTAACTGTATAGCACCTGTGCTGTCAAATTTCACCACGCAACCATCTGACACTGTGGTATTACCTGTGGTACTGAACACTATGGCGTTCTTAGCAGCATTGGCTACGATTAAGGCATTGTTGCCTTGGCCTTTGACTTGGAATGTTTTGGCAGCCTGTGCGCTGTTGACCAATAGTCCATCACCGATGACCACGCTCTTAGTCACTGCGGCACCACCAAATGTTATCAGTGCACCAGTGGTTAATGTAGTTGAATCTGTAGTGGCATTGGCGTACACAGTGCCTGTTGCTGCTAATGTATCTGCGTTGATACTACTTGCTGAAACATTACCAGTTGTATTAATTAAACCAGTTGAGTTAACTGCGGCTAGTGTCGTAGTGCCAGTTGCGTTTAACGCACCTGTGTTGACAATAGCTGCACTTACGTTTGCTGTTGTGTTGATGAAACCAGTTGAGTTTATATCTCCAGCAGTTGTAGTGCCATTGATCGCTAGTGCGTTAAACACACCACCTGCTGCTAATAAGTTACCGCCAAAGTTAGCATAACTTGAACCAATAATTGGTTTATTAAAGTTCCATGATGTTGTTGCGTGTGTGTAGGTAATGTTTGCACCAACGTTACCATAGTCAACGTTGATACCAGCACCGTCAGCTGCGGCACTTGTGCCTGCACCTTTAGCCAATGTAATCTGTAGATCACTTACATCTAATGTAGTTGATTGGATCGCTGTGATCACACCTTGAACAGTCAAGTTACCTGTAACAGTAGCATCACCACCAACGTTTAAGTTTTTAGCAACACCAAGACCACCTGCTGTGATGATCGCACCAGTCGTAGTGCTTGTGCTTTGTGTGTCATCTGTTGATTTAAATCGAGCACCAACTGTGATATTACCTGCTACACCAACACCACCAGTTACTACTAACGCACCTGAAGTGGTTGTAGTTGATACTGTGGTATTACTTACTTTAACATCATTAGTTAAAGTCGTGATATCCTGGGTTATATTTCCAACTAGATCTCCATCTACTGTTACTTCAATACGACCGTTGGCAGCAGTATCATATATGAAAATACTAGAGTCATCATTTATAAGGTTAGTAACGGCAGTGCTAAGTTCATTGTTTAAATATGATAAAGTTACAGCATCTTGATTACTAACTGGATCAGCTAGATTTGTAGCTTGAGTAGCGTTAAAGTCAACTACACCAGAGCCACTTGGAGCTAGTTTTAGATTTTGATTTGTGCCTGTTGTTTGGATAGTAACAGCACTGTTA